GAAGAACGCCGTTTGCGAGATCGCCGCGTACAACCTGGCGGTGAGCAAGAACCTGGCGCCCGAAGGCGGCGAGGTCTCCAACCTCTACCTGCGCAAGCGCGAGGCGATTCGCTGGCTCGAGCGGGTAGCCGCGGGCAAGGCCAGGCTCGAGGGGCAGGACGCCTCCGGCGGCGAGGCCTACATCGTGACCGACCCGAAGCGGGGGTGGTGATGAAGCTAACGCTGCGCGGCCTGAGCGCCATCAAGGACCGCCTCAAGCGACTGGAGCGGCGTGTGGACGACCTCCGCGCCGCCCTTGCGGTTGTTGGAGCCGACCTGATGGAGCGCGTGGAAGAGGGGTTCGAGCGTGAGCACGACCCCTACGGCCTCCCCTGGAAGCCGTTGGCTCCGGCGACGCTCGAGCGTCGCCGAAAGGGCGGTGAGGGGGCCAAGATCTTGCAGGACACCGGCGTCATGCGCCGCTCACTCCACTACCGCGTCGTTGGCCGCAATGCCGTGGCCGTAGGTTTTGCCGACCGCAAGGCTGCGTGGCATCAGGAGGGTACCGACCGCATACCTGCTCGTCCCATGCTCCCCTGGCGCCGCGGCCCCGGAGGCTTGCAGCTGCCGCCGAGCTGGCTCCACGGCATCATGACCACCCTGGAGGACTTCTACGATGTCTAACCCTCTCGACCCGATCGCGCACGCGTTACTCGACAAGGCCCTGGCCCTTCCCGGCGTCAAGGGCGGCCGCACCGGCGAGGGCGGGCCCGTGCCCGAAACGCCTTACGTGGAGGTGGGTGACGGGCAGTCCACACTCGAGCCCCTGGGCGGTGCGGGTTGCCAGCGCGAGCAGGTTGGCGCCACCTTCTACGTGGTCTTCTACGTCCGCTTCGACGGCGCCGACCCGGAGGCGCGCAAGGCCGAACTGCGTGAACTGGTCTGGGGGTACCGCTCGAGCCTGCTCGCTGACCTGACGCTGACTGGAACCGTCGAGAGCGCGCGAGTGCAGGGATGGGACATCGATCTTACCGAGCGCAACCGCACCCAGTACTGGTACGCGGCGCTCGAGGTGGAGGTGCAGTTTGAAGCCTAAACGACTGAAGTACACGCCCAAGGAGGGAGCGGTGGTGATCGGTTGGCGACCTGGCGAGGTGCGCGAGGTGCCCGTCGGCGAGGCGAAACGCCTCCTTGCCACCGGCGCCTTCGAAACCGTCAAGCCTGACAAGGAGGGCAAGTAATGGGCGCGCAAGGCATCTACGGAAAGCTCGGCCTGGGTAAGGAGACCGCGTTCGGAACCGGCGTGGACCCGACCGTCTTCATCCCCGGGACCGAGAACATCGTCATCAGCATCCCCCGCGACCGCGATCAGCAGCCAAACACCGGCCGCGCACCTCTGGCGGCCGAGACCGGTCGCATCGAGATCGCGGGGACGACCAACGGCATGCGGGCCTACCCGCGCGGCATCGGCCATCTGCTGCGGGCCGCCTTGGGAGACCCGGCGACAAGTGGCACGGGCCCCTACACCCACGTCTTCGACATGCCCACGGGCCCCATCAGCGACCAGCAGGCGCTGCCCAGCTACTCGATCACGCGCAAGGCGGGCTCGAGCGTCCGCCGCTACGCCGGCGGCCAGCTCAACAGCCTCACCCTCAACGCGCCGGCCGACGGTCCCGTCACCTTCGACGCCGACTGGCTCTTCATGGATTTCGTTGACGGCGTGACCGATCCCACGGTCGTGCTCGAGAACGCCAGCCCGTTCCGCTGCGCCGACGCGGCCCACAAGCGAGCAGGGGCGGCCTTCCCCTACATCGAGAGCCTGACCATCACCCTGGCCAACAACCTCGAGGCCGAGGGGCTGCAAGACGGCACCTGCAAGCCGGCGGCCATTCTGCTCGGGCCTGCGCTCCTGACCGTCAACATGACGTTGGCCTTCAACGCCCCGAACGTCTACGACGACTTCAAGAACAACGCCCCGCAGGCGTGGGAGTTCGCCTGGGTCAAAGCCGGCGGCGAGACGCTGAAGATCGAAGTGCCCAAGCTCAACATCGAAAGCTACCCCGACCCGTTGAGCGCTACCGGTCGCCTCACCGTCAACGTTACCGGCACCGCCGAGCTCGACCCTGGGGTTGGCTACCCCTTCCGCGTGACGCTGATCAACGGGGAGGCGTCCTACTGATGGGCGGGGCCGAGCGATTGAAGGCGTTGCACGAGCGGGCGCGGCGCGTTTGGCTCTACAACCTCCCTGACGGCATCCAACTCAAGCTCCGGCCGGTCAAGGCCGGAGCCGCGATGCTGCGCACCGGGGTGGACGAGGCGGCGCTGCGTTCCTATTGGGCGCTACAGAACTCCACTCCCGAAGAGCGCCGCGAGCGGCTGCTCGACGACCCCGAGGGTGCGCTGCGCGCTGGGCTGCTGCGCGAGAAGCTCGAGGAGGCCTACCTGGTACTTGGCGTTGAGGGCGCCGTCATCGATGGCGTCGACGCCCCGTTCGAAGTCCTCTTTGACGACGAGGTAGGACCCGAGCGCGCGGAGCACCAGTTCACCGTCGGCGAGCTGCGTGCGCTCTACGGTGACGACGAGATCTACATGCTCGTTGAGCGCATCGCGTCGCTCTCCGGTCGCATCGACCCTTCGGAGGTGGGCGTCGACGCCGCCCGATTTCGCGAAGATGGCGCGGACGATCCACGCCCTGTGCAAGACGTACCCGGCGCTTAGTCCGCTCGACTTTCACCCGGATTCCGGGATGACCACGGGCGAGTTCGACTGGCTCATGGCCGTGTTCGAAGAAGGCATGGCGATGGAGGCCGAGGCCAGGCAGAGGAGGAAGCATGGCGCGTAACAAGCTCGAAATCGTCGTTGCCGTCTTGGACCAGGCGGGCCGACCGCTGCAAAAGATCAGCGCCGAGCTGGGGCAGGTCGAGCGCGCCGCCGAAAAGGCCGACAAGCGCACGCGCGGCTTCGGCTCCGCCTTGGGGGGTCTGGGCAAGCTCTTGGGGCCGCTGGCCGCCGGCCTTGGCGTGGCGGGCCTCACCCGGGCCGCCTATAACTGGGCTAGCGGCGCCAGCAAGGCCGAGATCGCCACCCGCCTCTTCCGCAAACAGCTCGAGCGCATGGGGCAGGACGCCGACGCCGGTACGGCCAAGCTCGAGGCCGTGGCCCAGCGCCTGGGCGTACTGCCGCAGGACCTGGCCGAATACTCCACGCAGCTCCTGCGTCAGGGCCTGACGATGGACGAGATCGCCACCCTCTTCGAGGGGGCGGCGGCCTCGGCGCTGGCGGCCGGCAAGTCGACCAAGGAAGGCATCGACGCCGTTACCAATGCGGTGGTGACGCAGCAGTCCATCTACCTCAACTACGCCGGCATTGCCGAGAACCTGAACCAAGCCTACAAAGAGATGGCCAAGACGCTCGGCAAGAGCGTGGAGGCGCTGACCAAGGAGGAAAAGGCCAGGGCCGCGGTCAACCTGGTGATGCAGGCGACCAAAGAGGAGGTGGGCGACCTCGACCAGCTGCTGGGTGGTCTGCCTGGCAAGCAGAACGCGCTCAACAAGGAATGGGCGGAGTTCCGCCAGGAGCTGGGGGAGCGGCTGATACCGGCCATCTCGGAGCTGGTGGAGCTGGCCACGGCGGGCTTACGCGCCCTGAACGACCTGTTCAACTGGCTGGATCACGTCTTCGGCGACAAGGTCAAGCTGGCCGCTAAAGATGCTCGCGACGAGATCCGAGCGGTCAAGCGCGAGCTTGGCGAAGCCCGGTCGGCTGACGAGCTGATCGACAAGATGAAGGCCCTTTCCGACACCCTGTCCGGGCCAGGAAAGGAGGCGTGGAAGGAGTACGTCGCCGAGGCCGAGAAGTCCAAGGACTCGATCGAGGACATCAGCAAGGCGGCCACCGAGGCCATCGCCAAGTTCCTGGCGGTCTCGAGCGTGACCCAGGAGCAGACGGTAGCCAAGGCCAAGGACGCGCTGATGGTCGCTATCGAGCGATCCGGGCTCAGCCGAGACCTCATCGAGTACCTCAAGAAGGCCGCTGAGCGTGGGGGCGACGCCTTTGCCGGCACGCTGGCGCAGGTGCGCAAGGAGCTTTCGGAGCAGGTCAGCCGGATCAGCGGCGGCACCGATGTGGCCACCCTGCAACGCCAGCGGCTGCTGAATCAGATCGAGCTGCTCAATCACCTCGAGGGAGCCGTCGTTCCCCTGCGGAAAGCCGAGGCCGAGCTGGCGGCGACGCAAGAGGAACAGGCGCGCATCATCAAGGTGCTAAACGGCGAAGTCGACACCCTGCGCGATGGGCTGGCCGGAAACGGCAGCAGCGGCGGAGGCGGCGGCGGATTGGCAGGCGACGCCGACGAGGCGGCGGCCGCTTTTGGCGGCCTGACGCAGAGTATCATCGAGTACATTCGCTGGGCGCGGGAAGCCCAAAAGCAAAAGCCGGTTTTCCCCGCGGGCAAGTCTGGAGGGTACGGGAGCGGCAGGACTTTTTGGCGACCGGAACCGCCTCTCGGGAGAGTGGTCGCTGCCCCCGAACCTGGCCGGGGCATCGCCGGTGGCGAGCCGTTGCCGAACCCCATTCCCAACCTTCCAGGTTGGAATTGGGACATTGCCGGGCGGGAGGCCGCAGCCAACTTCGCCGCTGGCTGGGCCGACCACCTGCGCGACGAAGGTCGTCACGCCATGCTTGCCGAGCTCGAGGAGTTCGCCGCCGGATTCGCCGCCGAGCTCGAGGATGGCACCAACGAGGCCTTTCTGCGGTCGCTGGTCGGCTCCAGGAGCGATACGGGCATCGCCGCCGCGGCGCGCGACGTGGGCGAGTACTTAAATCGCCAGATTCACGACGCGATGGTGCGCGGTTCTCGGGACCACGGCATCGAAGCGGCTATCCGCCAGCAGATCGAGGAGGCCAAGGAGAAGCAGGCAAGCGACCTCAAGCTGATCTACAACGATCCGCGCCGCCCCGCAAGCGTCGGCTTCAACGCCCAGCAAGCGGCCGACTACACAAAACAAAAGGCCGAGGAGGCCAAACGCGCCTTCGAGGCAGCCGCGGCCGCGTCGGAAAAACTGCTCGACAACGTGGGCGACGCCCTTGATGGCCTGGAGAAAATGGGCGACGCCCTTACCAAAGGCGACGCGGGCGGGTGGTTCGACGCACTGGGCGACATCCTCGACAAGGTGCCCGTGGTGGGCGGGGTGCTATCCGAGTCGGCCAGGCTTTTCGGCCGCGTGATGAGCTGGTTCCAGTGGCTCGATCCGGCGTCGTCGCTGCGGTCGCTGAGTGAGGCTCAGCAGCAGTACGACGCTCTTGGGGACCGCTTCAGCCTGATCGATCAGAGCGCCTTCGCCAGCATCGAGAAGTACCAGGAGAAGGCCTTCTTCGGTCTCTTCTCGGTCGACCGGTACCGCACCGAGATCGACGAGTTTGCCTTGGGCATCGCGCAAACGCTCGAGCAGGGCGTCATGGGTGGTCTTCGGTCGGGTATGCGAGCCTTCCTCGAAGGCGACCCCGAGTGGCGCGACGCGTTGCATGACGGCATCCGCTCGGCCATCGAGTCGGCCATTATCGACGCCGTAATCCAGGGTGCGATCTTCGAGGGCGCGATGGGTGACCTGCTGACCCAGTTGACCAAGCAGCTGGCCGCCGGAGACGAGGCCGGCGCCTTGGCCACCATCGAGCAGATCAACGCAGCCATGCCCGAAGTCGAACGGCTGATCGAGGACACGCTGGGCGCGTACCGCGACGCCCTCGGGTTGGGCGACGGCGGCTCGAGCGTCGACAGCGCGACGAACTCGAGCGCGCTGCGTTACGAGCTGCCGGAGGTATCGGTCATGACCTCGCCGGCGTGGACCAAGACGCTCGAGCGGGCCGCGGACACCATGCTCACGGCTGCCGAGACCTTCAGGGACGCCGTGGCCGGGGCCCGCAGCGAGCCGTCTGGAACGCTTGGGTGGTTGCTGCGCAATGCGGGGGCGTTATGAGCTGGATGCTGCGAGCTTACAAGCCTGACGGAACGACGCTGAACGCCGAGTACACGCCATCGGCACCAGGCGGCGTGGTGGACGGTTTTCGCTGGAGCCGTCGCGCCGACGGCACGGGGGTGCAGCTACGCTTCAGCGCAATTCCATCACTCACCGCTGGGCTCGAGCCCCGCGGCATCGTGCAGCTTTGGATCGATGGCGAGCCGGTGTTCTGGGGCCCGCTCATCACCACCTGGCCGTCCGACGATCAGGAGGTACGCGAATACGAGGCCACGGGCGGCGACGAGCTGCTGGCTCATCGTTACGCCATCTCGCCCCGGTATGACGACGTGGCCGTGGAGCAGATCGTTAGCGACCTGCTGGCGCGGTACAACCACCCTGCGCTCTCCGTTGGCGCCATCACCAGCACCGGGGCCGTCTCGAGCGTAGCGTCAAGCGGCCCCGTCGACCTCCGCACGCTCATTGGCGACCTGGCCAAGCAGGTTGGGTTTTCGTGGGGCGTGGATCCTAGCGGCAAGGTCGTCTTCGGCCCAGCGGCAGGCACCACGACGGTGGACTACCGGACCCACGGGCTGCGCTGGTTGCCGGTGAACGGATCCGAGGTCGTAACCAAGGGGATCGTCTTTGGCGGCGAGCACAAGGCTGGCGGGGAAATGCGGATCACTGTTGATTATCCCTCAGCAGTTGCTGCGCTAGAGCCTGGGCTTGATGTTACCAAAGGCGGTAAGCGCCTTTTTGCTACCTATGATTCCCCGGAGCATGCAATCTACGGCCTCGAGAGGGCAGCTGTAGCATCGCCGACAAAAACAAACATCCAAGCCTGGCGCAGATCAAAGCTAGCAACTTCTGGAGCCTCGATCTTGAAGCTTCTCAATGGTGCTGAGCAAACTTTGTCTGGTACTCTCATCTGTTCCTACGTTGGCGATGCTTCGGCAACTTATGACGAGAACCCAGATGGAGCCCCAAATGAGAACACAGCATGGCGAGCAATCATAGGCGCCCCATCAGGCGTTTACACCTCACTTTACGCCGTCTACTCAATTTCGCTTCCGTCTTACGCGGCATGGGGACCAGGGGAAACACTTCTGGTGAAGATTACCTCAAATCTAGCACTCAGCAATTTCAACATTACTGTAAGGATTTCGTATCCTGATCCAGACAACCCAGACTTAGTGCTTACTCATACATACGTTGCACCTCGCACGTCAGACGCATCAGCGACGTTCCATTTTGTTGACATTCCGTCAACCGCAAGCATTTCGATTGAATTTACCCCAAACACTTCTTATACCCCGCCAGATTGTGATGCTTCGGAAGACTACATTCAAATTGTTTATGCCGTTGGGTGGGGCGTGATGATCCCCGACGCCGTCGAAGCGGCCAAATCGCTGGTGGCGGTTCCCCACCAGGCTCCGCATGAGGTCGTTTGGAACGGCGAGATCGTTCAACCAGCCGCGACCGTCGAGATCACCACGGCATCGGGCATCGTAGCAGGGCCCGTGGAGGTTTGGGATTACGAGTACACCACCCGCAAGCGATCGTCCACGGCCAAGGTCGGTAGCACGGGCACGGCAGGAGACGCTGCCGCACTCAAGCTCTTCGTCGACCGAACCGGTGCGATGGCCGCCATTGCCGGCGCGAGCGTGTGAGGTGTCGACATGATCGTGATCATCAAAGGTGACGCTACGGAGTTTCCAATGCCCGATGGGTTCGTCGTCGAGCCCGGCTGGGATCGCCGGATAGAGGGCGGCCTCGAGCGCGAGACCGGCGCCGAGGCGTTTTTCGCCGCGGGTGACGGTCTGGCCCAACCCGTTGAGTTAAGCGTCGTTGGCCGCGCTCTTTTTTCGTCCGTAGGTGGCCTGCTCTCTTGGATCGATCAGCTCAAGGCCGTCGCTGCAGCGGCGGCCACCATCGAGCACCGTGCAAGCGGCTACACGCGACGATGGGACGTCTGGACGGGCCGGTACGGTTTGCAGACGCATACCGGACCGGACACCGGTAAAGCGGCCGATGTGACCCTGACGTTCTACCCGAAAGGAGAGGGGGTGGTGGTCTGAGCCAGATTCGCATCGAGCATGCAGGAGGCGTGCTCGATCTGCCTCCTGCCATGAGGCTCGAGCTGGAGAATCGCCGCCCGCGCGCACGCTTGGTCAGGGCTCCTGACGCCGGCGCTTGGGTCGTAGCAGGGGATGGTCTCCCAGAACCGGAGCCGCTGCGCCTGTCTGGCCAAGTACAGCAACCCAGCGAGGCTGCTTTCAAGGACCTCGTGGAGTCCTGGCGCCAAGCGTTGACGACGGCCGAACTCATCGCCGACGTGCGCGGTGGCTACGTGCGCTCGCGGCGCCTGCATCCCCGCTACGGGCTCGAGGTTCGCTTCGTCGTGGCGCCTTGGCGTGGTGCTGTCGCCATCACGCTGCATCCGCGCGATGTCGAGTGGGTGCAGTCCACATACGCAACGGCCCGCGTCGACACAGCCAGGGTGGACGGCAGTTTTGCCGACGCCGGATAGGAGGGTTCATGCCCAACGATCAGCTTTTCCCCGACTGGCAGTCGGACGACCTTATTACGTCGGCCAAGCTAAACCAGATGAAGAACGACGTGATTCCTTGGTCTCAGGCAGGCGTAGCTGGGGGCGTGGCTACGCTGGATTCCAATGGGCGCTTGCATCATCCGGGAGCCGTGATAGCCGTAGGGAGTATCACTGCAGGCGCGTCGCTCTCGACCACAGCAAACGTATCTGCTGGGGTCGGAGGCGTCATGACGGATTTGTACTTGGATGTAGACGTGTCCGGCGCAACAAATCCGATATTGATCGTGTCGCTGCACGCCATCGTTCTCAGCGATGCGAACGACTACCCGGGCATTCGCATTGTCCAATCTGCTGATGGCGGAGCTTCGTGGTCCGTTTTTTCGCCACACACGTACACCCGTACACTCGCTGGGGGTGACAATCGTAAGCAACTATCCATTACGTACGCGGCCACGATATCCCCGAGCGTTCGCCGTATCGCTGGGGCTTTCGGAAACACGGGCAGCGGTAACACAGTTCGCTGTTATGGCCCCCGATGGCTTCATGTGATGGCGGTGGAAAACCCATGAACGTCTGGAACATGGCGCTGGCCATCATCCTCTCCCTCGAGGGGGGTTGCGTCAACCACCCGGATGACCCAGGCGGCGCGACCTGCTACGGCATCACGCAGACGGTCTACGACGCATGGCGGCGTGATCGCGGGATCGAGCCCAGGCCCGTCACCATGATCGAGGACGCCGAGGTAGAGGCCATCTACCGAGAGCGCTACTGGGAGCCGTCGGGGGCCGAGGGGTGGGCTACCAACGGTCATCCTGGCATTGCGCTCTACGTCTTCGACGCCGCCGTACAGCATGGCCTCGGCGGGCTGGGGAGGCTGCTGACAAACGGCATCACCGAGCGCCTCCGTGACTACCCGCTGCTGGGCTTAGCCCTACTCCATACCCGGCGGATGGAGCACTACGCCTCGCTGCCCCACTGGGGCACTTTCGGCCGCGGCTGGACGCGGCGCATCGCCACGGTATACAGCGAGGCGGTGAACTGGGAGCACCCCAAGGGGCGGCTGCTCGTGAGCCGTCTTAATCTCAACGGCGTCGAGTGGGACGTGGGCATCGCCCGCATCGTCCGCGAGCGTTTGTGGGTACGGGGCTCGAGAATCGCGCCTCCGTGCCCCTGGTGGCGTCGGATCTGGGGGAGGTGTGCGGAGGATGCGTAGGCTCCACCGCTTCATGGCTACACCGCTCGCCGTCGTGCTCCTCGGCGTCGCCCTCATCGCCTGGACCTGGGTGACGCTCGGCTCCGGCGCGGCCTGGCGTCTCGCGGTCGTCCTCGCCGGCCTCGGGATCGCAGACGTCGCACTCGGACAGCTCCGGCGCTGGCGTCTGGGCGACACGCTCAGCGAAGAGGTCAACCGCGGGTGGCACAGGGACCCGCGGCGGTACTGGCTCTGGCTCGCAGGTGTGGCGGTGGCCCTGTGGCTGCTGCACCTGCACTTCACGGGAGTCTGAAGGGGGAGACCATGAAAAAGTTCGCGTTCATCCTGCTGGCCGTTCTGGCCGGCGCTTTCGTTCTGGCCCAGGCGGTGGCGACCGCGGATCAGAAGACCTGGTTCGAAGTGCTGCAGTATGCCGTGGCCATCGTGCCCGCCATCGCTGCGGCGCTGATCAAGGGCGTGAAGCACTGGCCCGAGCTGATCCGCTCGAAGACGTTCTGGACCGGCGTGAGCGCCATCCTGGCGGCCTTCCAGCAGCTCCAGGCGGGGAACGTCGACGCGCCCACGTTCGTCTTCGCGGTGCTCGCGGGCCTGGCGCTGATCTTCATCCGCGACGCCCAGGCCGGCGCCGAGGCCGCCGCGCGCGCTACGACCGGGCCCGGCCGACGGTAAGCAAAAATGCCACGCCGCGTGTTGATTTTTGCCACGCTGCTGCTCGCCCTGGCCGCCCTGCCCGCATGGGCCGGCGGCCGGGCGGGGTACCGCTTCGAGGTCGGGCAACGGTTCACGGTCCGCATCTGGGCCGAGCAGGTGGTCTGGAGCGGCTGGGGCCTGGAGCAGGTGGCCGGCGGTGAGGTCGAGTACGGCCCCGCCGGCTGGTACTGGAGCCCCTACACCGGCGTTGGCTACACCGCCGAGGGGTGGTGGGTGCAGCTGCAGCTGCGCGGCCGGTGGGACGGGTGGGGACTGGCCCTGATCGGGGGATGGAGCTGGTGATGCCGGACGAAACGACGACTCGCATCTTTCATCGACTGGACGACCACGAGACCCGTCTGGTGCGGGTGGAAACGCGCATCGACGACGCGGAGCGCCGCCTCGAAATCGTCGAGGGGATGCCGCGCGACCTGAACCACGTCCGCTCGGCCGTGGACCGGCTGCAGGGGCAGATGGCCGTGATGCTGTGGCTGCTGTTCGCCATCGCTGGCGGCATCATCGCCGCGGGGTTCGCGTTGTTCCGCGGGGGCGCCTAATGCCTGACGACATCGAGGTCAACGCCCGCGGCGGGCGGCAGTCGCGCGTGGCGAGCCGACTCGACCTGGTACCGCCGAGCGCGCTCCTGGCCGTGGGCGAGGTGATGCGCGTCGGGGCCGAGCGCTACGAGCGCGACAACTGGCGCCGGATCGACGTGGACGACCACATCAACCACGCTCTGGTGCACATCTACAAGCACCTGGCGGGCGACGACAGAGAGCCGCACCTGCAACACGCGGCGACGCGGCTCCTGATGGCGCTCGAGATCGAGCTGACGGGGGTGCTCGATGACGGATGACCTGCATGCGATAGACGTGACACTCTACACCGACGAGGATGGAGCCTGGGCCGAGGTCAGGCTCTCGAACGGCGACGAGGCGCAGCTGATCCGGCAGGGGATCGCCATCGGCGATGTGGTGGTTTCGTGGGAGACCATCGCGCAGCTGGCCTCCGAGCGGGTCTGGAGGCCGGAGGCGTGATCTTGGCGGACCACTCCGCCCCCATTGGGCCGGACTGGCGCAGCCGCATTTACCCCATCGGGGACCTGCACATTACACTCAAATCGTTTGACTATCAAGGATTCAAGGAATACGTACAGCTCATAAAATCGGACCCCTACGGCGTCGCCATCGTGATGGGTGACATCTCCGACGCCCGCGACCGCCGGCACCGGTACTACGACCCCGAGGTGATCTCCAACCGGTACCGGATCGACGAAGTGGACATCCTCGAGGACCGGGTCCTCGAGGATGCGCTCGAGCTGCTTTCGCCCATCGCCGGACGACTGCTCGGGGTGCTGCGCGGCAACCACCACATGGCCGGGTTCACCCGCCGGCTGACCCGCCAGCTGAGCGCCGTGGCCGGCCGCGAGGTGCCCGACCTGGGCGACCGCGCCATGATTCGCGTCAAGTGGGGCGTGGGGCGCCCGGGCCGGCCCCAGGGCGAGTTCACCACCGTCATCTTCGCCGCCCACCGCGACTCGGGCAGTCGCAAGCCAGGCGCGCAGCTCAACAACCAGCTCGACGTGCTGGTCAGCTACGAGGCCGACGTCTACCTCTTCGCCCATTCGCACCGGGTGACCAGCTACGTCCAGCCGCGGGCCTACCTGGCCCCGCGTGGCAGCCTGACCCCGATCGTGCGCCAGCGGTTGATGCTCAACGCCGGGGCCTGGCAGCGGCCGCTATGGGACCGCAACAGCTACGTGGACGAGAAGAACCTCCCCATGCAGGCCGCGCGCAAGCTGGTCGTGGAGATGCGGCGGGAACACCAGGCGACCCGCCCCGGCGCGAAGCGGTACGTTTACACGCCCTACGCCGTGGACCTGGGCGTGGTGCAGGAACGGTTGAAAAACGGAAAAACAACCGCAGCGGATTGAATTGGGCATGTTCCGGCCACCGCGATTCTGACCCCGGCTGACCCCAACACCCCAGAAATCGACCCCATTTTCAGCGGGGGTTCAGTGCTCCGCGCGCTTGGCCGAATGCGCTAGCGGCGGGGTAAAACTGCGCTGTAGGGCGGTGGCCGCTGCGCCTGATAAGCGTGAGGTCGGTGGTTCAAGTCCACCATCGCCCACCAAAGAGCCGGGGAAACCCGGCTTTTTGCTGGTTTTTTATGGGCGGCTGGTAGCATGAGGTCGTGATCGACCCCGAACTGC